GTGGTTTCGCGTGTTAAAAAAACGGAATTCCGGTCGGATTTTGCTCGGTTGCATCGCATGCATGCCGCGACAAGGTTGTCGGGGTGGTCGATGAGGTGTTTCATATCTTCGGGGATGCGTGATCGAGGGACTATGTGGTCGACTGAGTCGGCGTTGCCGTGACAGTAGTAGCAGATGTATCCGTCGCGTCTGAGTATTTCTTCTCTGATCTTGCGCCATCGTGTGGTGGATCCTGTGGATTTGAGTGCGGATTCCATTAGTACCAGCCTTGAGTTTTGCGTATTGCTAGGGCTTTGCATGGTGATCCGTAGCGTGTGCGTGTGTAGGAGATCATCCACACTAGCTGGCGATGGGCGTCTGATAGCCACGCTTTGATTTGCTTTGATGTGTGTGTGGGCATGTGTCGTTGTGGTAATCCATAGTCTTTGGTCTTGCTAATGGCTCTTACGTTCCATCCTGATTCGCTTGTGATGATTGAATCGAGGCATTTGTAGTCTTGTGGGTTTGTCATCTTTGAGAGCATGAGCTGAGGGTTTGTGTCTTTGGCGTGAGCCCTTGTCTGGCTAAGACATAGAGCTGCTACTAGCGCTAACACACCGAACCGCCTGAGCGCCCGGAGGGGCTCCGCGTTGCGGGAGTTGAGCGTACCGACCATGTCAAGTCTCCAATGTTATCCACAGGGGTGTGGGTTTGTCCTACTTTATGAGGATGCTTCTCCGCAGATGCGAGACAAGTCATGCATGCAGAGTCCGCATATGCGTAGTCCCCGCATGCCCAACACCTACGAATTAGATGGTCACTCATGGCGTGTCGTCCACAGGGTTATCCACAGGCTCAGCAATATCGTCCACGAGTGCGCCCCAGGCTTTACGGATCGACGCACGCAGCTTCAAGCGTTCCTGCTGATCCCGCACCTGAGTCGTCTTACACACCCAACAAGTCACCAAATCAAGTCCGTCAGGCATGACGTGGTGGCTCATCTCTGGCGTGTAATGCATGGGTCGGTTGACTTTGCACACCTTGCAAGGGTAGACCGGGTCAATAATTACTTCCTCGAATTCGCACACGGTTTCTCCTAGTGGAGTTGGAAAGGTAGACCCCACATAATGGAGTGGCGTCCCGAGGCTGTGAGGCGTGTTTTGCCTGTGTCTATAAGGTAGCCAGCGTTCACCAATTCAGCGCGCCTAGAGCGGATCCCTGAGGGTGTGGCGGGCTTCCAATGGTAGAGACCCGCTTGCCACTCATAGGTCTCGATGAGTTGGTCATCTGTCATGGGGAATCCTTTCTCGAATAGGTAAAGGAGTCGGTCTTGTAAGGGTTGGACTGCGACTCGCATGGCTGCATCTTTTGATGTCCATGGATCGGTGGCTCGAGCTGCGGGGCTCACGGGAGTCTCCTTTCCTCGAGGTCCTCAAATATCCGGTCGATTTTTTCGTCTTGCTCGCAAGTGGCACAGTCGATTGCCATGACTAGAGATTCGGTAAATTTGAGGAATGTGCCTCGGTTTTCTTTTGTAAGTACCGTTCCGCATAGGCGACATATTGAGCCAATGATTTCGAGGTTCATGCGCTGATCCTTTCGCATTTATCCGGGTCGTCTTTGGGTAGTTTGCAATAGTAAGCGCCTGCTCCTGGCTTGTCTTTGGGAGCCCAGAATCTCATGAGTCCGTGCGCGCACGTCGGCGCGTCAAAGCTCGATTCTTGATCCTTATCATGTCCCGATCGAGTAGGCTGAGCGGTTTGCCAGGGATCCTCCGTCGGGGTTTGTCGTTCCCTCGAGAGCTTAACTTCTTCGGTCGAGGCTATCTTCTTGGTGGGCATCATGATCGAGCGACATGCTCTTGCCCAGGCGCTCGTTTCGGCGTTCATTAGCTCACTTCCCCGAGTGTAGGGAGTGAGCCCGGGGAATGGTTCCCAGGCGCACGCTTGTCCTGGTCGTTGATCGTCCGGGGTTCGATAGAGGCTTGCTGAGTAGACGATGAAGGTGCGGTCTCCGATGGTTTCGATCCAGAATGGTCGAAGTGGATCGGTGGGTTGGAGTGATGCTTCGGGGTAATTTTCTCTTACCCATGCGAGAGATGCTGCTGCGTCGATGTAATCATCAAGGTTGAAGCTCATGATCCACGCACTCTTTCGCGGTAATGCTTTGATGCGGCTGCGTATCCTCGACGCCAGCCATTAGCTTCTCCGTCTTTGGAACCTTCTTTATATCCTTGAGCGTATCCGATAAGCATTCCAATAGTGCCGAGCATGAACCCGACTATTTCCCAAGCTGTCATGGTGGTCCTCCATGTTGTAGGTATTTCCAGAGTAAAGCCTTCCGGGGACGTTTGTCTCCCTTATCGCGTGGCGTGTCTCAGATTCGAGCGGGATCTTTTGTCCGGATACCTGCCTCCTGGTATATCTTTCGGGCTTCCGGATCGTTATCTATGGCGAGTTTTGCTGTGCCTGCGAGTTTTCGGGCTTGCTCTGCTTTATGCTTGAGAGTTTGCGTCGGTGAATAGGGATTCATCACTAGGCGCGTGTATCTGATTCCTGCTGCTTTGAGAGCTGCGATAGTTTTGGTTCGATCGGATCTAGGTCGTCCGGTGACGATAATGATGGAACCGTGGAGAGCGTTGACATAGTCGATTACTTTGCGAATCGGTGTCGTGCCGTTTCGGATCAGGGTTCCGTCTATGTCAACGATTGTCGGCATAACGTTACTTTTTGCGCTTGTCTACCCCATCAACGGCAGCTTCGAGGGCATCGGCGACAATGTCGGCGGTGCTTTTCTTTGCTCTGAGTGCTTTGATGACGGCTCGAGCTGCCGGTATTAGGACGGCGGCTGCTCCGATTCCGATCATGGTCCAGGTGGTCGAGTTCATACTGTCTCCCATCTAGGTCGTGCTATTGCGACAATCTTACCAAATGGGCGAGATTTCTTTTGGACTGAATCGCCATTCGCTGAGCCGTCGTTGTTGGTGTTGCCTTCGATGGTGACGAGGCGCTTGAGTTTGGGTTGTGGGACGTAGACGATGCCTATGTGCTCGACGGTGGTGGGGTTTTGGTCGAAATTGAAAAGGACTAGATCGCCGGGCATGGCTTGATCTATGGGGACAAGTTGCCCGAGTTTTGCAAAGTAGGCGAGGGCGTCGTTGCAATTCACGAGACGTTTGGGGTAGAGCTGCGGGCAGCCGGCTCGGTGGAATATGAATGCAATCCATGAAGCGCACCATGGTTGATTGTTGGCTCCGGTGAATTTGCCCGCGAGGGTGTCGTTATTGGGTCCTTCTTTGTAGCCAATGTCGGCGCGAGCAATTCCTAGGACGGTGTTGGGGTTCACTTGAGGAGCTGTGCCTCTTCTTCGGTGATTCCTAGGCGTTCCAAGAGTGCGGTTCTAGCTGAGGCTTTTGCGGTAGCTTCGTGGTGACGCTGAGTCTGTTGGGTTTCGTAGGCGATCCGGTCGGTTTCACGTTGCTCGATTTCGGATGCCGTCAATTCGTGCTCGGTAATATCTCCCGTGATCGCGTCGATTTCAATTCGAGTATTCATTTAGACTCCGTATCCATAGACTGAGATGGTTCCGGCAAGGCTTCCGGATGCGACGTAAATTGTCATCCCGGTATAGCTTGTGGTGACCGTTGTGGTTCCACGATACACGCCGGGGTAGCCATCGTTGCTAGCTTTGTTTTGGACATATTGTGAGACGTAACCTGTCCCATTTGAGAGATAAGGTTGTAAAATTTCCGCGCTAACAAATGATCCGCTTGTGTCTACATAGCCAAAACGCCAAGTAGTATCGGCGCTCGCGCAATACTCGACTAGGTTTCCTCCTGTTATGAAATTTTGATACGTTCCCGCCCATTTGTAATTGGCGGAAGTGTTATCTGCTCCGGCAACTCGGAGGCGAAAATATACCATAGCTGCGGAGGCTGTTCCCGTGAAAATAACCTTGTAATTTGTATATGTGGCGCTGAAGCAGTTATTTATCGAATAACTGGTCGAGCCCGTTAGGGCTGTTGTCGAGATAAGGTTTAGTCCTGATGTGCCTCCGGCGACGGTTGCCCATGTGGGGACTCCGCCTGCGACTGTGAGGACTTGCCCGGTCGACCCGATAGCTAATCTCGCTGGCGTGTTAGCGGCGGAGGCGTAGATCGTGTCTCCGGTAGTGGTGGTGAGTGTTTTGGGGATTGCTCCGTTGGCTAGATCATAGGCAGATTTGACCGATGCGGGGACGGCTGCCGTAGTTGTTGATGTGCTGGAGGTACTGTTTTCGAGCTGGACGGCTCCCTTTTGTGCGGTTGTTCCATCTTGAATGGCGATCGTGACGGCTCCGGATGTGCCTCCTCCGGTGATGGGTGAGGTGACTCCGACGGAGGTGATGTCGCCGATGTCGTTCGTGATCCAGGAGTAGTCGAGGTCGGTGTTTGATGCTTTGGCGAGGATCTGTCCGGTTGTTCCGCCTTTGAGGTCAACGAATGAGGTGTCTATATCGTCGCCGAGTTCGCGCATGGCGGCAGCGCCGTCGGTGACTAGGTCGGTGTCAGATGGGATGGTCCATCCAAAGTTGGGGGTCGTTGTGCTCATTAGACGATCACTCTCGCATTCTGCCACATCATAGTGGCGCTCATATTCTGCCAGGTTTTGGCGGGATTTACTTGCTCCCACGTCTGAGAGATGAGGGACAGTGCATAATCGGAAAGGTTGAGGGTAATGAAAGCGGTCTGCCGGGCGATGGTCCAGCGCCATCCTTCGACGAATCCGGAGAAGGCGTAAAGATAGATTGGTTGAGGTAGGTCGGGGATGCTGACGGGTTTTCCGTTATAGATGGAGACGAGCTCATCGCGAAGGGCATCGGGTAGGTCCGGGTTATGAAGCGGAATGGTTACGGCTCCGAGGTTTTGACGTGGGACGGTGCGGGTCTCGAGATAGAGATCGAGCTGCGTTTGGGCATCTGCCGCGTTATGGAGCAGGGTTTCCCATCGACGGTTGAGGATTCCGAAGGTGGCGATCGAGGTGGGATCGGTTCCTGTTTTGACTCCCGAGGCGTAGGTGACTTCGAGGACGTTTGCGATGTATGACGTGGAGAGTGTGGAGACGGTTCCGTAGGGCGAAATATAGGCGACGGGTATCTGAGTCCAGCCATAGTTTCCGATGTTGTCGGTCCTGTGTGTGGCGTCGTCGTAGTGGATGGCTCCGGTTCCATCCTCCCAGAGGACTCCAAGGGCTGATTGGGCGACCTGTTGAGCGAGTCCAAGGGCGTTGGTGACTCCTCCGGAATAGGCTTTCATTTCGTAGATGCCGGGGGTGTCGATGTTGGCGATGTATTGGTTGTCGTATTGGAGCCAATCGACGGAGGCATCTACGGTGGCCCATGTTTGAGTGGGGAGGACTTCGTCCCATTGAGTGGAGACGGTGCTCCAGAGGATCTCGTAGATCCGGTCTCCGTCGAGCTCTTTCGGGTATGAGGCGGCGGTAGCGTTCACGGCAAGTTTGGCAAGTGAGCCGACGGCGGTGAGCTGTGTCGTGTTGATGGTTCCGAGGAGTCCCCAGGCTCCAAAGCTTGCGTCGATGTCGGAGACCCATCCTCCAAAGATTTCGCGGTAGGTCGTGCCATCGGTTTCGGGTATGGAGACGACGATGTGGTCGTTGGGTTTGACGGTGATGTAGTCGTCGTCGTAGGTGATGAGGGTGATGTTGGCGTAGCTGGTGCGGGCTTGGTCGTCGATGGTGGTGCGTCCGTTTGAGATGGTGACTGAGTTGTCGATGTTGGCGGTGACGGCTGTGCCGTTGATGGTGACGTGTGGGTAGGGTGAATAGTCGGTCATTAGACGCCTAGAGTGGCGAGTCCGAGGGTCGAGTATGAGCCGCCTCGGTTGGCACTATTGCGGAGAGCTAGTGCGACGGCTCGGGCGACGCCTTCGGGGTCCATCATGGTTCCGGTGACGTTGATGGTGACATTTCCGCCGCCTGTACCTCCGTTGGGGACAATGTTTCCGGAGCCGCTTGGGGTGAAAAGTTCGGGACCGTTTTCTCCGACGAGGTAGGTCGTGCCTCGGGAGACGGGTCCTCCGGATGCTTTTCCGCCGCCGAAGAGTCCTCCAACGAAGTCGCCGATGGGACTGTTGCCGAGAGCTGTGCCGAATTCTTTGACTTTTCGGACGACGAGAGTGATGCCTGCGATGATGTCGGCGATGAAATCAATAATTTTGCCGAGGATATCTCCGAACATTTTTAATTGTCCTTTGACGATGGCTCCGAGGACGGGGGCGAGGTTGTCCTGGATCCATCCGATGACGGTCTTGATGACGTCGATGAGTGGCTTGAAGCTTTCGGAGTTGTCGTCGATGGCTTTCTTTACGGTCTCGAAGATGTATTGGAGTCCCTCGAATGCGGGTCCGAGGATTTTTGAGACGACGTTGACGACGACCTTAAATTCTTCCCAGAGTAGTTTGAGATAGGGGACGAGGAATTCTTTGATGAAGTAGGTGGCGGCTTCGATAATGGGTTGTAGTTTCTTTCCCATTTCGTCGCCGAAGGATTTGAGGTTAGGGAGGACGTTGTTGGCAATCCCGGAGACCAGAGGAGTAAGTGCGTCGATGATGAATGAGCCGACGGTTTCTTTTGCTTCGGCGAATCCTTCTTTGACGATCGCCATTTTTCCGGCGAATGTGTCGGCTTTGACGGATGCCTGTCCTCCGAAAGTGTCGGCGAGTGCCAAAGTGACGGCGTCCATGTCCATCGTTTTCAGTTCGGCTGAGGAGAGTCCTACCCCTAGCCGGGCAAGTGCTCCGGTGTTGCCTTCGTAGGCTTTGCCGAGTGCCATTGAGACGGCTTCAAGTGACTTCCCGGAGCCTGCTGATATATCGAGGGCGAGGGTTTGTAGTTTTTGTGCCTCTTCGACGTTTTTCGTGGCGCGAAGGAGCCGCTCAAGTGATGGTCTGAGTTCGGTATCGGTCACGCCGAAGGCGAGCTGAGTTTTGGAGATGTAGCTCTCTACGGCTGCTACTTGGTCATTTGTTGCGCCTGTGGTGTTTTGGAGTGTGGTGGCTAGTTTTGCTTGTGCCGCTTCGTCCTCCATCGCGGCTTTCACTCCGTCGACCGCGAGCTTTCCGGCATAGGCGACGGCAGCTACTCCAGCAAGTAGGAAAGCCTGAGAAGCTGCTTTTCCGAATGCTGTGAGCTTGGTTCCAAAAGAATCGGCGTCGTTTCCGGCTGCTGTCATTCCCCGGTTGTAATCGGCGGTGTCTGCTTTAAGTGAGAGGACGAGTGTGCGTGAGCCTGCCATTACATCTCCGACCATTTCCGGGCGAGCATGTCGAGGGCGTCTTGCCATTCGTTGACGAGGCTCATTTGCCTATATCTGAGAGTCTTGTATAGCCAGAGTGACGTCGAGGTGGCGGGGAATCGGAAGGCGTTTTCTCCTGCTGGATCTGCTCCGAATTCGGTTCCGAAGAGGACGTCGCCTCGAGTGGGTGGAATCCCGAGACGTTTCACGGGGACTTTGGCAGATCCTCCGAGGGTGATGGTAGGGATGCGGTCTTTCTTTGCTTTGATCCCTCCGGCTTGTGCTTGGACTCGTCGGTCTTTCTGCCCGGCAGCTGCATTCTTGAGAGCGTCTGCGTGTTTCTGAGTGATCGACTGGGTGATCTCACGGAGTTCCGCATTCTGGGCAGCATCGAGTCTCTTGAAAGCGCGAAGGAGCTCGGGCAATCCATCGACGGAGGTGATCGCGCCTTGTGTAGCTGTCATCGTTTCGCTCTCCTTTCGAGGATCTCGAATGCTGCCAGAATGTCCTCGCCTGGACGAGATTCCCATTCGCTCATCGGAATACTGGTTGCGATCGCTAACTCGAGGATGAGTCGGGCGATGCTGCCGGGCTTGACGGGTCCAATGCTGGGACCTGTTTAAGATCTCGAAGGATACGTCGTTGAAAATCGTCGTTAGATTTGGCGTCGTGTAGTTCTTGATCTTTTGATGCTTGAAAGAGGACGTGGCAGATGAAGTCTAGAGAGAGTTCTTTCTCGAATTGTGCGAGTGGGATCTTGAACGCTCTCTCGGCAAGTGTCCAATGAATTGGCAGAGGGGAAACTTCGTGAGCGGTCCCATCGGCGAAAGTAATTTCCCAACGGCTGTTTAACATTGAACGACCTTTCTAGTCGGCGTAGACGGGATCTCCGTCGATGACGAAAGTGATGGAGGTGGAAAGGACATCCAGGGATGCTCCGCCAAAGTCTGGGGCAACTGGGAAAAGGTTTCCCGAGGCTGAGACTCCAGAAATAGTAAGGACGAATGGGAGGACTGTGTCTGGAGCGTTCTGGTATGCCTGGGCTAAGTTCCAACATAATCCAGCCGCTCCCGATGCCCAATCTTGGATCATGTCGACCGTAAGGGTGCTCGCGTTGTCGATAGTTTTGTAGTTGCGTTCAACAAGTGTCTCGACGGTGACTTGATTCGGTGCGGTATTGAGGACCGCGTTAGTGAGCTGCGCGCTGTAGGAATCTCCGTCGATGGTGAGAGTTAGATTCCGTCCGGTCGACATTACTGTCATTTTTTTATCTCCTTTTAGATAGTGGCGAGGATTTCTAGACCGATCTCCGAGGTGAGGAGATCGCCCGAGCTGAGGCTAAGGACTGAGGGACGAGTGGCGTTTCGGATCAGGACATCGTTGGGTGTATTCGTGAAGACTTCTTCGATGAGTGTCTCGATGGCGTTGAGTCCTCCCTGGTTGTCCATCATGGGGACGGTGAGGACGAGAATCATGTTGACTTTGATCGTGGAGACGGTTCCGAGAGTGAGGACTTCAATGTAGGGATCGCCTGCCGTAATAATGATCGAATTTGGAAGCGGCATCTGTGGTGGATAGATGCTCGTCTGATAGAAATCTCCGGTGTAATACCCGGCAACGGTTTCCCGTAAATCTTGGAGGCTCATCCTATGATCGCTTCTGGAGCCATATATGGGGCGAGGAGTCCTTTGACTTTGCTGATGAGGCTAGAGCCGAGTTGCCATGGTGATGGAGTGAAGTCGACGGCGACGGATCCGCCGGATGAAGTTTGGCGGGCTTGCCAGATGGAGGCTGCTAGTGAGAGAGCAGCTTCTCGGACGGCTTGGGTTGTGTTATAGGCGATGTAGATGGGTCCGGTGACGGTTCCGTAGGGTCTGAGGATTGTGTAGAGGACGTCCGCGGCGGTTTTATCGAATGTAAAGGATTGGGTGCGGATTCCTGTGATTGTTTTCACGCCGTTGAAAGTGGCTCCCGCGTTGGTGATGGTGATGGTCTGACCGATTTGGTATTGCTGTGGGTTGATTGTCCAAATGGTGGCGACGTTATTGCTCAGAGAGACGGCGTTGATGCCTGCTGAGTTCTTCCAAAGATAGGCGTTGATGACGTCGGTCGATGCCGTACATACTTCCTCAAGGTTAGCGTCCGAGTAGAGCGCACCGATTCCGAGGGTTTCTCGTAGTTCGGCAACGGTGACGAAGTCTGCCATCGGGAGCTCCTTTCGTAAGGGTGGAGGCTCCCCCGGAGCCGAGGGACCGCTCGGACTCCGGGGAAGCTGCTAGAGGTCGGATCAGGTTTGGTTCCAGCACGCACCGAAAGGAATCTTCGGAGCGATCGCTGCGTAGCCGTAGTAGAGGATGTCTACGGTTCCATCGCTGGCGACGTTGGTGCGGAGTTGGAATCGAGGAGATTCGTACCATGTCCAGGCGTCGGGGTTGATGACGACCATGGATTTATCCCCGGTGGATGTGGTCGGTCCTGCGTTGCCGATGGAACGGCTGACGTAGAGGTTGTATCCGGGGGACACGCGACCGCGAAGTGATCCAGCGCCGACGGAGCCGGCAGCGTTGACGGGGTTTGCTGCGTTATACAACGGCATTCCGTTATCGTTGTAGCCCATGATGGTCGACCATTGTCCGGGGCTTACGACGAGGTTTTGACCGAAGCCAAGGCTCGAGGCGTAGATTGCTCCGGCTGCTTCAGCACCGAAAGCGAGGAAACCTTCGGCGGTGTTGGCATGGATCGAAGCTTGTTGTCCGGCTGCTGCAATGGTTCCGGTGGCGAATTCGTCCGTTACCTTCGAGTAGGCGTATTCCATTTGGCGCAGCAATTCGGTCAAGTAGGCGGGGTTCGAGTTGTCGAGGAGTTCGACGGTCGAATTGGCGCGTCCCTTGAAAGATTGCTTTGTGACGGTGAGGTAGGTCGCGGAGAGTTGTGAATCCGTGACGGCTGCATTTTCGGCAACGTTTGCAACGACGGGAACGGCTGAGATTTTTGGCAACTCGAAGGTCATGCCTTCGGCTGGCAAAGTTTCGCGGCTGAGGGCGTCGATCATTCCACGATCTGCATTTGATAAAGCGTTGATGATGACCGTCGATTGTGGTGTTGGGATCATGCCGGGGACCGTTGAGGTGGTGTTGTCGGCGGCTTGAATGTATTGACGGGAATCTTGGTCATGGAATACGGAGGCGCGGATCGAGTGCTCGAGGTAGGAGAGCTTGTCGATGACCGGAGTCCGAAGTGTTTGGGACATATAGGGGACGGTCTTTGGTGCTGAGGCTTCGACCGCCGGAGCGTTTTCTACCTCGGGAGTGGCTTCCGACATGGGAGCCTCGCTTTCTTTTTCGGTTGGGTTGACGGTTTCTTCTTCTGCTTCCGGCTCCGGTTCCGAGGCGGCAACTCTTGAGACTTGCGCTAGATCGCCGAAGGCAGCACTTTCGACGAGGCTGACTTCGACCAGATCGCTTTGAGAGACGACGAGCGTGCCGTCTTTGGGTTTGGCGCTTTTGACTTCGACGCCTACCGAGAGTCCGTCTTTGAGTCCTTCGCTTGCAAGGGTCAAAGCTGTGTCGCCTTCGGGAGTGTTGGCGATCTTGAAGGATGCGGTGATTCCGGTGTCGGTGATTTCGTGGGAGATCATTTGACCGAGGACGTGACGGTTGTCGTGATCGGCAAAGAGTTTGGTTTTTTTGTCGGCGCGAATGTTGATTGAGCCGGGTTGAAAAATGACTGCTCCGGCACTTGTGTTGCCGGGTGCGTTGAAGGGGACGATCTGTCCGGTAATGGTGCGGGTTTCGGTGTCGGCTGCGGTGATTGTGCTGCTGAAAGTGAGTTTCGTCATCCGTTGTTTCCTCTCGGGGCTAGATCTTCCATGGCTCGGGCTTCGTCAACGGTGATGAGACCGAGGGCTATCATGCGTTCATAGACTTCGATCCGGGTGAGTACGTCGGCTCGGAGGAAGTCATCGAGGTCGAATCTGACTTCGTTGTTGGCGTTTGTCACGTCCGGCATGGAAAGCCTGTCCTCGATGGCGCTGAGGTACGACCGGAGACTGAGGGAGATGAGTTGCTTGTTTTGATCGACGATGTTGGCGTAGGTGAGGCTTGAGGAGGTTTCGGCGTCGAGGAAATAGGCGGGGATGTTCATGAGGCGAGAGATTTCGGTCGCCATATAGTTTCGAGATTCGGAAAGGTTGAGGTCTCGAGGTGAGAATGCAACGGGCTCAAATTTAAGAGTCGAGGAGAGGTATGCCGTGCTTTTGGTGCTTCGAGCCGATTTCCAGCTTTGGAGGAGTCCGGAAATTTGATCGGGTGGGAGGTCGGCTCCAGAGTTCTGGATGTATCCGTTGGGGAGTGGATTTTCGGCGTAAGTGAGAGCTGCGCGTTCAAGGGCGAGAGCGGTGCGGATAGTGGTTCCTCCTCGGGCGAGGATTCCGTCGTCGAGTCCTTGGAAGGTGATGAGTGAGCCGAGACCTTCCATGGGTATTTCGTAGCCGTCGAGGCGGTAGGAGGTGACGAGGGTTCCGTTGGCGTTGAGGTTGACTTGGATTCGATCGTTTGAGACCCATGCCATTCGGGCGGGTCGTCCGGTGTCTGAATAGGTTTCGACGATTTGTAGGTAGCCGACTCCGAAGAAAATTAGAGAGTCCAGGAGCCACGCCAGGGTGACGGAGAGGGGCTGGCGTGGGTCCATCTGGTCCATCCATGCGGGTTTGCCGAGTTTGGTTCCGTCACTTTTGCGATAGAGCTCGAGTCCGAGGGTGGAGATTGTTGAGCAGATAAGTGCGCGGGCTTTGGCTACTGCGGGGACTGCCATCGCTTCGTTGCGTGTAACAAAGTGGACGCCTATTGGCGCGAAATAGTTTCCGACTCCGAAGTCGCCCATGACGCGTGGCGCGAGTTGTGCTTCGATCTTTGTCTCTTTTTCGACAAATCCGAGCGCGGAAAGTAATCCCATGCGCTTATCCTCTCACAGTCGGAAAGTGTTTTCTCGCTTTGTCAAGCATGACGGGCAGCGTGTCTCATGCGGAGATAATTACGGGAGACGATTGTGGCTGACTTGCTTGATGGACGACCATGGCGAGAGCTACGGCTGCGGAAATATCTCCGGAACTTCCTCTTCTGACGACGCGCCATCCTCCATCTCGAGTGGGTTTGGCGGCGCATCCGTTGACGTGAGTGTCGAGGATGGGTTGCCCGGAGTGCGCGAGACGTTTGTGTGTCATGTTGAAGAGGAGATTGTCGCAGGCTTGGGAGAATTCGGGGACGAGGTCGATAGTGCGGATGCCTCCGTTGTTGAGTCGAGCTGCGACCGTATTGGCAGCGAATCGGTCATATGCGATTGCTTGGACTTTGTAGCGTTTTGCCCATTCGGCGATGGAGCCGGCGACTTTGAGGTCGTCGATCGAATGCTCTGATTCCCATGTTTCAATCAAGCCGACTCCGATGCGTCCGTCGTCCATGACTTGAGCACCGACAAGGCAAGCGAATCGTCTTGAAGTGGAGATGTCGACGGCGAGGAATGTGGGCGCTCCTGGTACAAGGACAAGATCGGATTGGAAGCATTCTTCCCAAGCGCCCGAAGGGAATGGGTTTTCCAAATTGGAGACCCATTGGCAAAGCATTTCCGTCCGGACGGTATCGGGCTTATCGGTGGCGACGTGAGCTGCAAGAGTCTTTTCGTGAATGAGTCGTCCAAGTGATGGATTCGCATACTGCCAGGCTTTCCGGTCCGTGATTTTGAGATCCGGAGGGCTGGACCATTCATACCACCCAAAGGACGGATCGGGATTTGAGAGAGCATTATCGCGAAGTGCGTTGAGGACTTCCGAGCGGGCATCTCCGGCATTGCTGGTTGTCCAGAATTGGGCATAAGGGCGAGTCTGCAAAGTGTAGGCAGCGGCATCCCACGCGGCGGGAGTAAGTTCTCGAGTTTCGTCAGCGTAGAAAAGATCGACGGCGTCCCATCCTCGAGGTCCTTTGTCGGTGGCTGCGACTATACGATAGACGGCTCCTCGATTGAGTTCGATTCTTTCCTGTCCGTTAGCCTCCCGAATTTTTTTTACTTGGGAGTTCATCCATGGGGTGCGCTCGATGATGGCTCTGATCTTTTGGAAGGTGTTGATTGTGAGCTCTCGGTTCTGGCTCATGGCGATTATATGATCTTCCTCGAAGCAGAATAGTCCGGCGAGGATCCGGATCGTGGCAAGGAATGTCTTTCCGTTTTGGCGGGCGACAATCGTGGCGACCATGTTCTTCCTGAAGCGATTCTTTTCATCGACCGATAAGGCATCCGTCAGGAGCCATACTTGCCAAGGTAAAAGAGGCAAGTGAATCCTTCGAGCAAGGTCAATCACTTCATCGACACGCGACAAGCCACCCAAGAGTGGAGTCGAGATGCGCGGCTCCGTGAATCCGATAAGCGATGCCCCATCCAAGAGCTGATCCCCAAAGTCGCCGGGATCATCTACCACCGATAAGGTCACAAGCTGCTCGAGACCGGATCGAGCCGGATTGAAAAGGGACCAGCCTGGACCGTACTGACCGTTTCGGGGAGAGAGAGGACAAAAAAGGGGGCGGAGGTGGTTTCGCGTGTTAAAAAAACGGAATTCCG